CTAACACAGTTCCGCCGGCGGCCATAGCCGCTGCCGACGTCGACGCCCCCGCGCCCATCCACGCACCAATAGTTCCCGCAAAAGGTAAAAAAGCCATAGGCCTCTCTTTCTATTTTTATCATAGAGAGAAAAAGAGGGTAAGTCAAAGAAAATCTAAACTTTCTGTTTATGGCCTAATCATACGCGACTGCGACAACGCCGACTTTAGACAAAGATAAATCCTCGGTCTCGTCAGCAATCGGCACCAGCTTATTCGACATCAACTGTTTCGCCTTCGTAATAGCCTCATGGATATCCTCAGCGATTACCATTGTGACATTCTTTCCGAAAGCCACCTGCCATATTTTTCTCTTTTCCATTTTATCCTTTCTGTCTTAAACGGTTGATAGTGGTTAATGAAGATGTCTGGCGGGTTATTATATTCCGCTGCTTCTTTGGCTCTTCGAATTCATCTTTTTTATTATAATGGACGGGAAAAGCAAAAGTTAAAATAGTCGCATCTGTAATATCCGGCGAAACTTTCCGCTCGGCTTTGATTTCGGTTTTCTTGGGCAGGAACATCCGGTGCGTCGGCGTCTCTTTTGCTTCCGGGATAAGCAGTAAATCAAAACAGAAAATATCGTCATCAGGAATACTGACCTCGCCCTCTTCCAGCCAGTCCCGAAACAATCCGTGCATTTCAGCACGCTTATTTAAAAATCTTATTTTATCCAAAGGCTGTTGTTGAAAGCTAACCCCGGTAACAATCTTTTTATAGCCCAAGGTATGCAGCCCATCCACCACGCCATAGCCGTAACCAAAATCGATAAATAGTTTATCCAGGCCGTGTTTTTCAATTAAATGCGCAGCTATAGAAATTAGTTGTTGCGTCGGCTCCCGCCCCTCCGCCCGCAGATCCTTATGCACTTCGTAATGAATAATAGCGCGTCCCTGGCGTATAACAAATACGCTCCTGTCGTTTACTCTGGCGCAGTCGAGCCCGCTTTTGGTGCGCCGGGTGAACGGGCGTTACATTTCCGGGCGGTCATAATAGATTCTTTAGAAAAGAACGTCTCGCCGGACATGAGGAAAGCCTCTTGCGGCGTGAACGGATATTCCTGTTGGAACTTCCAAAGCCCGCCTTTGGTGTTCTCAATCTTCATCCGGCGCCAGTAGATCTGAGCCAGGTCCAGAGAATATGTCCGCATTAACTCTCTTTCATACTCGTCGGGAGCAAACCCTTCCGGCGGAGGCAGGCGGTATTCGTCTTGCCAATACCAGGGGACAAATATCAGGATGAAAGACCCAAGGCCGGCCATGGCTCGCATAGCCCGCTCGTGAAACATATTTCCAAGACCGTTCGCCGTTGACTCAATAATGATCTCGGTGCCAGGCAGGTCAGCGACGGCCTGCATCAATCCGGTTTCCAATTCGTCGGTGTGCTCATAAAACGCGCACTCGCTCATGTGCAGCAGTTTCAAAGTCATGGAACGCCCGACGTCCTCGCTTCCCGCGGTACCGACGGTGTACTCCGAGTCCGTCCCGGCGAGCTTTAACTGATTCTTGTTCGACGCATCCAGACCAGGGGATAAACCCCCAGGGAGATTATCAAGATAACGCTTGGTCATATCGAACAGGGTGCCGGTGGATTTCGATTCGTGGGACAGGATAAACGTCGCGGTTCCTTTTTGCAGGAGTGTCTTTTGGAAGAACCGGGCGCCAATGTAGGTTGATACCCCCTCCTGGCGGCCCTTCATAATAACGGCGCGGACGAATCCTTGTTTCTTTTTCTGCTCCTCGAGCATCTGGTGGACATACATCTGCGCCTTATTAAGAACCAGAGGGATAACATTACCGCGCTTATCGCGTATCTTAAGACAGTACTTAGCAAATGTTGGCAGATCTGTTTGCAAGAGTTGAAAGGCTTTCTCGCGGGGAGAGTAAACAGGTTTGACGTTTTGAGGGATGGATGTCATAAGTCCTCAGTTGTATCAGGTTGCGTCGGTTCAGGGGTGACCTCGATGGTCTCAAGATGAGTGTCTTTCGCCACTTGGTCAAGAAAATCGTTCAGGTCGCCGCTAAGATTTACGGACTTGATGTTCTGTTGGGGCTTGCCCATAATACGGTCGAGGACTTGTTCCCTGGCATCAGTGAACCCGGCGGCCGCGTCACGGACGAGATTTAAGACCATGGCTTCGCCCTGCGATAACCCTTGTAACGACGGGTCTTTACCGTCGTATGGCAGGTCAAGGCACTTCCGCAGCAAGGTGCGTAGGGAGTTCTCCGGCTCTTCCGATATGCGGATAGGGACAGACGTGAGATAGGGCACGCCCTCTCGCCATTCCAGCTGAGCCCGGTAATCGACGTAGGGCTGGGGGTTGTCAGGCTCGGACACAGCGAAGGCGTCTTTTAACGCCAGGCTGTAAGAGTTCTTGGTTTTCTTTTTAGAGATCCCCGGCATCCGGAATATCTCCCATCTCTCCGTCTCTGATTTGATCTTGCTTTAATCCTTCCAGCCGGTCGCCGGTCTTTTTAGCCAGGACATCGGGCTTGGACGCTTTGGGTGGCGCAACAGGAACGGAACCGACGGAAGCAATAAATCCCGCCTGGGCATCCGGTTGAAAGAGATTGGGATTGCATTGGGCCATTTCCAGGTCAAGGCGCAGGTCCGGCTCATGGAGAGCGAAGTTTGTGGCGTAACCCTTGGGGTCGTCTTTGGCGTACTGGACGGCTTCACGCAGTTTAAAAAGATTCGGGTAATACCGGGCATCCACCTTCAAGGCGTTGTCCTTGATAAAGCGAAGCAAGGTGGGGCGGTCCATAAAATTGATTTCCGCTTTCGCCATTTGCTCGACGGAAGCGGCGTCAAGCGGGGTAATCTCGACGATGTGATAGGTTAAAAACGTAACGTAATCAGGATACTTGGCAGAGAGGGCGGGGCCAAGAAGTTTGTTTTTGACAATAGAAAGGGCGGCGGTCAGCGTCGGGATATTCCCTTCTATCTCATAATTCTTTTTAATCTTTTCTTTTTCCATGATGCCGGAACGCGCGACGTACTGGCCCACGACTTTTACCTTAAACATTTTTACCTCCTCTGTGTTGGTTGTTAAATGTATATCTTACTTCTATAATAAGGCATAGGCGGGGGTGATGTCAAGCGAAATCACAAAAGAAATTTATCATCTATTAGACCCGAGGTTATAAGACGGTGGCAATTCGGACACGCCGATCTCATATTGCCGGAGACATACTTCCCGCCGAGAGTGTGGGGCCGCGGACGATGAACCTCGCATGGTCCCTTCCATCCACAATACTCGCAGGTATGGCAATGCTCCCGTCGAAATTTTTTCTGAACCCCGTTTGTTTTTCTATCCTGGGCGCCCCTTTTATTTCGCCGATGCTTTACACAAAGCGGCCTTCGCATTATTACGGTAGTTCCGTCGGACTTCCGAAGATACCGGCAATGATACTGCCCTACATTCTCACAATCTTTAATAATGCACTTTCGTTTTAAATCCTGTACCATGATAGCTCCTTTCGTTTTATTTATTGTACAGGGGTAGTACCCCTATGTCAAGAAAAATTTTTCCCAGGGATTTTTTCTGATATTGACGGTAGCGTGTATGTAAGTATGGTTTTATTTTTATATCACGCCGGCTGGGGGTTAACGGATGCTATACGCCAAAATAAAAGAGGGGGCTGGGGGTGAGTTTTTAAAAATTAAAAACGTGCTGCCGTTGTGCCGGGATGACATGATAACATGATGACATGATAACGCGATAACATGATGACATGATAGCAGCCAGGCAGCGCAGCAGCAGCGCGGCGCGTGGATCCCGGGCCAATAGGCAAGGCCATTAGTTTACATTTGGGATATAGTTTTATATATCAAAACATAAATAATAGTTACGTAAAAATTCGCGTTTTGTTATAAGTTGACCTCTAAACTTCTGGAAGATTTCCCTGCGCTATATCCCTATATACACTATATAGTAAAAAAGACCTTTTTTTTATTGTATAGATTTATAACATTACATAAATTTTCGCTTAACTCCCTGGACCAGCATATATTTATAGCGTTTTGCACGGGCTAAAATTATATAGCCCATTCTGAAAAAGCCTATTGTCATATCACAACTGAGATATACCCGTCTTTTTATCATTTATGAAATGAGATATAATGTTTTACAAATGAGCCATACTTTAATGAATCACCATTAAACAGTCTTAGAATGGATGTCATTATTTCGTCGTCGATGTTTTGCCGTAAGTGATAATAAATAACTACCAAAACGGCCTTTTAGGGCCTTTATTCCTGGACCGCAGCCAGTAAAGATATAAAAGAAAAAACTATACACGTTTTAAGAATGTGCTATACTTTAAGTATCCGGCAACAACGCCGGCCAACAAAAAAAACTGGAGGTGATAAAATGGAAAGTA